GTCCTATTAAAGATATATGCTATGGTAACAAAATATATAAGAATTATAGTATCTTCTTTATTAGTATTACTTGCTATAGGTTCTTGTGTTTTATACAATAAGAATCAAAATTTGAAGGAAGAATTGTCTATATCAATATCTAATGAAAAAGCATTTATTGCTGAGAACTCTTCATTAAAGAATGAGAATAGGGTATTTAAGTTTACTGTAGAACAGCTTAACTACTACAATGACTCTATCTTGCAAAAGATGAATGATGTCAGAAAGGAGTTGAAGATAAAGGATGATAATTTGAAGCAGATGCAATATCTTTTATCTGAGGCTACAAAGAAAGATACAATAGTATTTAGAGATACTCTGTTCAGAGAACCTACATTAGACATAGATACACTTGTAGGAGATAAGTGGTATCAAATGAAGCTTGGACTTAAATATCCAAGTACAATTACTACAGACCCTAAGTTTGTTAGTGAAAAATACATAATGATGGATTATAAGAAAGAAACTATAAATCCTCCAAAGAAATGTTGGTTACTTAGGCTATTTCAAAAGAAGCACAAAGTAGTAGAAGTGAATGTTGTGGAGAAGAACCCTTATATTGAGAACAAACAACAAAGATTCATTGAAATTGTAGAATAATTATGATTGACTTAGGAATACTAATCACTGGAGGTATAGGGCTTATTACCACAATAGTCAGTGGCTGGACATCATGGTTCTTTGCAAGAAAGAAGTATGATAGTGAAGTTGATAGTAACCTCATAAATAACATGAAAGAATCATTAGACTTTTATGAGAAGCTCTCTACTGATAATAAAGAGAGGTTGGAAGAGGTACTAAAAAGAAATGCAGAGTTAGAGCAGGAAGTGGGGGAGCTTAGGAAACATATGTTTAACCTTATGAGTTCCATATGTACTGACCTTACCTGCCAATTAAGAAAGAGAAACTTAAACCTTTTTAATAAGCATGGAGTTAATAGTAGACAGAAAATGGAAGAAGCAGAGCTACACCATAAGTAATCTTACTATTGATGGGAAGTGGTTTTGCAATGTACTTGAAGATGCTGATAGAGGGTTAGATGACTCTATGAGCATAGCCAAGATTAGAGAATTGAAGAAACCTTTAATTACAGCTATTCCAAAGGGTACTTATGAGATTACCTTAGATGTCATTTCTCCTAAGTACTGTACTAATAGTTTTTACAAGCAAGTATGTAATGGTAAAGTGCCAAGACTACTTAATGTAAAGGGATTTGAAGGCATACTTATTCACGCTGGTAATACTGACAAAGACTCAGCAGGATGCCTATTAGTAGGTGTCAATAAAGTTAAGGGTCAAGTAATAAACAGTAGAGAAACTTTCAAAGAGCTATACAAGCTCCTTAAAGACAAGTATGATAAAGGTGAAAAAATAACCATTAAAATTCTATAGTTATAGCAAAGAAATGTGGTTGTAAAGGAAAAGGTAAAGGTAAGAAAGGTAAATAACTAAAAGTGTAAAATTATGGCAAGAGGAAAGAGAAGACCAAAGCCAATGTCACCAAAGGCTGGTATCAAGAGAACAAGGTATGGCTGTGGAGGAAAACTTAAATAAGAGTATGTACAAGTTACTTATACTAATGCTTAAATACATACCTATGTTAATATCATTAGTATATGTACTAAACACAGCTTTATCCTACTTTTATATGAGAAGACATGGAAGACCTGATGAGTTCATGGATATGTTTGATTCAAGAAGTGATAGATTCTCTGATAGATTCAATGAGTCTGGCATGGGAGGTAATGATATGGATAAGATGATGAGATATATGAGGAACTCAATGAATGGAGAACACTTCACTGAATCTGAGGCTAAGTATCTTGTAGCTGATATGTATCATACTGAGAATGGCAGAAAGTACAGTGGTGAGAAGTTTGATAAGCACTCTGGGAAATATTACTTACCTACGTCTATTACAGTAGCTGATATGTATGTTGCAGTTAACTCTCAGTACCATGACTATGCAGAACTGTTTAAGAACTGGTTTGGTGATGGTATAGAACAGAAGATAGTTGAATCTGCTATTGTATTCTGGTTTAAGGATGCAGATTGCAAGTATTTTACTTATACAAGTAAAAGCAATTTATTTACCATGTTGTAGATATGCAAAACTTTACTTACCTTTGCACTGTTTTAAGAATAAAAAGGTAGAAGAGTATGGAAGAAGAACTTAGCTTAGATAACATCTTAGGAGCAGAGGAAATTGAGAATCTGTTTGTAGAAGATGAGGATACCCCACCTGCAAATGGGGAGCCTCCTAAGAAAGAGGAGGAGCCAGATAAGGATAAAGAAGAAACTACTGAGGTTGTTGATGTAGACAACTTATTTACTGATACACCAGAGAGCGTAGGTAGTGGAAAAGAAAATACAGAGGAAAAGGAAGATACCACTCCTAAAGGGGATGGCACTTCTCCCAAAAACTTCTACTCTTCCATTGCCAAAGCCTTGAAAGAGGAAGGTATCTTCCCAGACCTTGATGATGAGGGCTTATCTAAGGTTAAAGACCCTGAAGACCTTAGAGATTTAATTGACCAACAGATAAAGGCAGGTCTTGATGAAAGACAGAAAAGAATTGATAAAGCCTTGAATGCTGGAGTTGAACCTACAGAGATTAGAAAGTATGAGAATACTATAAACTTCCTTGATTCTATTAAGGAGGATAATATCTCTGATGAAGGTGATAAGGGAGAAAAACTTAGAAAAGACCTGATTTATCAAGACTTTATTAATAGAGGTTATAGTAAGGAAAGGGCTGCAAGAGAAGTGCAAAAGTCTTTCAATGCTGGTACTGATATTGATGATGCAAAAGAGGCTTTGAAAAGCAATATTGACTTCTTCAAGGATAAGTATGATGAACTTGTCAATGAGGCTAAGTCAAAAGCAGAACAGGAAGAGAAAGAAAGAAATGAACAGGATGAAAAGCTAAAATCATCAATCCTTAATGACAAGGATGTGTTTGGGGATTTATCAATAGATAAATCAACAAGACAGAAGATTTATGATAACATAGCTAAGCCTGTGTATAAAGACCCAGAGACAGGAGAGTACTTTACTGCTATCCAAAAGTATGAGATGGAAAACAGGACAGACTTCCTAAAGAATATTGGGTTACTTTTCACACTAACTGATGGCTTTAAGAACCTTGATGGTTTGGTGAAAGGTAAAGTAAAGAAAGAAGTAAGGAAAGGTCTTAGAGAGCTGGAACATACTCTCAACAACACAGCAAGAACCTCAGATGGTAATCTAAAGTTTGTCAGTGGAGTTGATGAGGACCCTGAATCTTTCATAGGAAAAGGGTGGAATCTTGATGTCTAAGCCTATAATATAGAGTAAAATAACTGATAAATTAAATTATTTATGGCTGGAAAATTAGGTAAGTTTCAAATGGTAGACTTCCAACACTGGAAGGGTCTTACTAAGGAAAACCACCTTGGTTCTATCTTTCAGTTAGCTCCACAGAAGGCTACAAACCTAATGGTGCAACTGTTGGCTTATCACAGAGGAAAGACACTTGACACATTCCTAAATCAATTCCCAACAAGAGAGTTTGAGGATGATAATGAATACTACTGGGATGTTATTGGTTCTTCAAGGAGAAACATTCCTCTTGTAGAGGCAAGAGATGAAAATGGTACTGTAGTTGAGGCAGGTAGTACCATGATTGGTGCAGGCACTGCTCCCTTCTATTTGGTATTCCCTGAGGATTGGTTTGCTGATGGTGAATACATTGTAGGTAATCTGAATGAAATCTATCAGTTCAGAATACTTGGAGACCCAAGAATGGAGGGTACTAATGCAGTGTATAAGGTAGAGCTTGCTGGTGGTAACACAGCAGGTGTTCCTGCTGAAAGATTGCTTGCAGGTGAGAGATTCTCAGTTGAAGCTGCATTTGTTGAGAAGGAGCTTTCAAGAAAGGTTGGTGATGTAAGATTTACAAGCCCTGTTTCTATGAGAAATGAGTGGTCTGTAGTAAGAATCCAACACAAGGTTCCAGGTTCTATGTTGAACAAGAAGCTGGCTGTAGGTATTCCTATTGTTAAGGAAACTGAGGGTAGATATACTAAGTCAGTTGCTACAATGTGGATGCACAATGTAGATTGGGAAGTAGAACAGCAATTCTCTGAGTACAAGAACAATGCACTTGCATTTGGTAGAAGCAACAGAAATGCCAATGGTGAGTACATGAACTTTGGTAAGTCTGGTAATGTTATTAAGACAGGTGCTGCTCTGTTTGAGCAGATGGAAGTTGCTAATACTGTGTATTACAACACATTCAGCTTGAAGCATCTTGAAGATGCTCTATATGAGCTTTCTGCTTCTAAGTTAGACTTTGGAGACAGATACTTCTTGATTAAGACTGGTGAAAGAGGTGCTATCCAATTCCACAAGGAAGTACTAAAGACAGTATCAGGTTGGACACAATTTGTTCTTGACAACAGCTCTATTGGTGTTATTCAAAAGACTCAATCTAAGTTGCACCAAAACTCATTGAGTGCTGGTTTCCAATTTGTTGAGTATAAGGCTCCTAATGGTGTTAGAGTTAAGATTGATGTAGACCCATTCTATGATGACCCAGTAAGAAACAAGATACTCCATCCAAATGGAGGTGTTGCATTCTCTTACAGATATGATATTATGTACATTGGTACTATGTACCAACCTAATATCTTTAAGTGTAAGATTAAGGGTGACAATGAGTACAGAGGTTATCAATGGGGTCTAAGAAACCCATTCACAGGTCAAAAGGGTAATCCTTACATGTCATTTGATGAGGATTCTGCTGTAATTCACAGAATGGCTACTCTTGGTATCTGTGTTCTTGACCCAACAAGAACTATGTCACTAATCCCTGCAATTCTACAGGGCTAATGATAAAAGGGGAGTAGGATAAGCTCCTACTTCCCTTATTTTATTTCAAAAAGTTAAGGAGAAGATATGGCAGAAAAGAAAATGGAAGAGAAGGTGGATTATACTGTACCTGACTTTGATATAGACAATACAGAGACTCCACTTCAGGAAGTACCAAAAGAAGAGGCTACTGTAAAAAGCCCTAAGGAGACACAAAAGAGAGTAGAGGTATCTGATGATGCCTTAGTTAGTTGTCTGAGAAATGAGAGAATTATTGTAAGACATGTGCCTAAGCTGACAGGTATGTGGGGTAATAACCCTAAGCATGTATTGTCAGGAGGTATGGCAGAAGGTGCAATTAGAACATTTGTAATACCAAGATTATCTTCAGGTATGTTTGTTAATGTCCTTACAGACAAGGAAAAGGCATTTCTTGAGGAAATAATGGGTCTTGAATATAATGCACTAAGTATCTATAAGAAGGTAGATAACTTCTGGGATGATTCCAATGAGAATGGTATCAATAAGGTAAGATTGACAAAGCAGGATAACTACTTCAATCTATCTGACCCAGAGGATTATATCAGATATAAGATACTATTAGCCAACAAGGATTATATTGCTCCTTCATTGCAAGCATTGCAAGATACTCCTAAGGCTACTTACCAGTTTGTTATCATTTCTGAGGGTGAAGAGACTAAGGTTGCTAAGAATAATATGAGCACTACAATGATGTGCTATAAAGAGTTTGGTAAGATTGAGGATGATGTTGATACATTAAGAGTTATTGTTGAGACCATTGATGGTAGACCTACATCACAGACTGCTAAACTTGAGTTCTTACAGACTAAGGTTAATAGCTTGATACAGGCTGATAGCAAGATATTCTTGAAGGTTATTACTGACCCAATGCTTTCTACAAAGGTTCTTATCAAGAGAGCTATAGAGGCAGGTCTGATTTCTAATAGGGGTAATTACCTATACTTGAGAAAGGATAATACTCCACTTTGTGAGGCTAATGAAGAGCCTACATTGAATGTAGCAGCTAAATACTTAAACTCTCCTAAGCATCAAGAAGTTAAGTTTGCTTTGGAAGCTAAGCTGAAGTAGGAAAAAAAGAGTATGACAACACAGGAATTTTCTAATGAATTTGATGTTCTGTATAACAATATAATGAGCAATCAGGCTCCAGGTCTTGATGAGTATGAGAAGTCTGTCTTCCTAACTAAGGCTCAATTGGAGATATTGAAGAATTACTTCAATCCTAAGGGTAATAAGTATGGACAGGGATTTGATGAGAATGCTAAGAGACAGATAGATTTCTCTACTCTAATAACTGTTGCTAAGCCATTACAATATACTCCTGAAGGAGGCTATGTTAAGTTTGATGACAGAAGCCAACTCTACAAGATGCCACAGGACATTCTACTTATGTTGAATGAGACAGGTATTAACACTGTAGATGGAGTCAAGAGATTGATTAGTATAATTCCTATGAATTATGAAGAGTATGCAAGACTTATGTCTAAGCCTTGGAAGCAGCCCCTAAAGAATCAAGGTTGGAGACTATTCCAATCTACTGGTGGAGTTGATTTTATTTCTGAGGTGGTTATTAAATATAATAGTTCTTTGGCTGATTACAAGATTAGATATGTAAAAAGACCAAAGCCTATTATACTTGCAAATCTGGCTGATGAATATTCTAATGTATCTATTGAAGGAATAAATACTATCACAGAATGTGAATTAGACCCTATTCTTCACCCAGAAATTCTTCAAAGAGCAGTAGAACTTGCAAAGTCTGCTTATACAGGAGACTTGAAGAGTAGTGTAGAACTTGGTCAAAGAAGTGAATAATGACAACTGAAGAATTTTCTAATGAGTTTGACACCTTACTAAATAGTTACAGTGATAACCCTCCTTATGGAGGGGAGCACAGACTACTCATTACCCTTGATGAATATGAGAAATCTGTATTTCTCACTAATGCTCAAGAAGAGATAGTGATAGGTATGTATAATGGTAAGAATCCATTTGGAGACTCATTTGAGAGGACTGAGGAAATCAGAAGATACTTGAGTGACCTAATAAAGACTTACACAACTACTGATAAGAAAGTAGGATATACAGGACTGTCCAAATCCTCAGTATTCTTTGAATTACCTGATGACTTATGGTTCATAACCTATGAAGCAGTTAATTTGAAGGATGATGAATTAGGATGTATGAGTGGTGAAGACATCTCTGTAATACCAATTACTCAGGATGAGTACCATAGGATAAGAAAGAATCCTTTCAGGGGTACTAATGAAAGAAGAGCTTTAAGGCTTGATTTGAGTGGTAAGGTAGTAGAGATAGTATCAAAATATAATGTGGAGAGTTATCTTGTTAGATACCTTTCAAGACCTGCTCCCATTATATTAACTGATTTGACAGATAATCTGTCAATCAATGGCATAAGTGTAAAAACAGAATGTGAATTGAACCCTGTAATACATAGAGCTATACTTGAGAGAGCAGTAAAACTTGCCATCATAAGTAGGGTTCCAAATACAGGAAAAGAATAAAACTATTGTATAATTTAATATTAAATTAAAATGGCAACATTTAGTACAAATCAAGTAAGACAGCTTTATGTAGTAAAGTCAGTAGGAGATGATGATGCTCATGTGCTTTCTTCAGATGTAGCAGGAAAGGCTTCTTTACAATTTGATACTGCTAAAAATCATATGTACCTTGAATATAAAGGTGCAGATAACCTGATGAGAAGTGATCTTATAGACATAAATAATATCTTGTATGCAAAGAGTACTAATGCAGCAAGTATGGACTATAAGATGAAGTCCTCTATTATTAAATTGGATGCTAATGTAAATGGTGGTACCCCTGTTGCTGGACAGGATTACATCCTAAGAATTACTTTCAGACAATATGTTGGTATGTCTGATGAAGACCAGTATTTTAAATATGGTATGGTCCATGCTTATGCTGGAATGCAAGCTGATAAGTTCTATAAGGCTTTGGCTCAATCTCTGGCTAAAAACTTTAGTAGAGAGGTTACTCCATTAATTAAGATTGAGGTGCATAGTACTGAAACCATCTCAAAGGGAGGTTTTGATGATAGTGGATATATGGTAGTTACTCCATCCACTAAAGATAATGGAAAACAAGATAATACTAATCCATACTATAATGACGCTGATAAAATAGTTGTTGATATTGACAGTATAAGAATTACTGAAGTAGAGCAACCTTGGAAACTTGGTGTTATGGCACAAACCCCAGTGTATTTTACTGTGCAACCAACTACAATAACAGTCAATGGAGATGAAAGAATCTGGGCTACTGTAACTGACAGTACTAATGGAACATTAGGTAATGGCAAGAATATTGCTGACCTTGAATATTTCTGTATGGGTGAAAGAGGAGACATCTATAGAGGAATAGGATTCCCTAATAACATTGTTACTACTTATCTTGTAGACCCAACCAAGAAATATTCAGTATTTGATATTCATTATGCCTATGCTGGTTCTAATGAGGCAGCACAGAAATCTGAAAAGACTATAACTTTAGTATGTGATGACTCTGCTAAATCAACCTTGAACAGCTTAATCACAAGGTTTAATACTGCTACTGGAAATAGATTCAATGTAGCTGAGGTCTAATATTAATTAGAGAGGGGTTAGCCCCTCTTTTTTTTTTCTTTAAATTATGGTACAATTTAATGAGTTAAGAATAACCCCTGATGGGCAAAAGCTGATTATAAATGTATCTGTCGAGGACTTAGAATATTACACAAATGTATATCTTGATACTATACAGATAGACACTCAAGATACCTTTGTTGAGTCTGGTCCGAGTAGTAAAGTTGCATATACAGAAGTTATAGGAGGAAATACTAAATCAGTCAGATTAGAACTGGGAACAGGAGACTTATCTCCAACTCTTAATGGCAATCTTTTCTTTGTGTATATTAGGACTAAGGGCACTCCTGCTGCAAATACTCCTTGTGGAATGGATAATATCACAACATTAGGAGTTGTATCTAACCTTTATCCTCTGTACCAACATGCCTTTAGTTACATTAAAGAATTGAGTGATACTTGTTCTATTCCTAAGAACTTCATCAACTATATACTTCAATATAAGGCATTTGAACTTGCTGTAAAGACAGGTCATTATACTGAGGCAATAAAGTATTGGAAGAGATTCTTTATGGGAATTAAAGACTCAGTGATAACCCCTAATTGTGGATGCTATGGACAAGGTACTTAATGAATCACTTACAAGATATTTCAATGCCCTATCAAAGTTAGGATATATGAGTTATTCAGAGGTAGATAAACTATTGGTGCTGATATTCATATATGATTTGCTTGAGAGTGATTGTAAGTCCTTTATAACAGAAGAAGAGTATAGAATTTTAGATAGTGCCCTATACTGTTTATATGGTTCTACTTGCTTAATACCTTATCCAGAGTATATAGCAAACACTTCAATCTCTTGTACAGGCAAGTCAGTATAATTATTACATTAATACTTCTGACATAAAAATAGTAAAATCCTTGTGTAACTGATAATAATTACTTATCTTTGCACAAGGATTTTTAGTTATAGTAAATAATGATGTTATGAGTACATATAAAGAATTAACCTACATGGTACTTGATGAATTGAAACTGTACTCAGATGATGCCCTATATACAGAGGAGCATGTTATGTTTCTATTTGGTAAGTATAGGACATTCTTACTGAAACAGAGATATTCAGATGTAAAGAAGCAGATACCTGAGAGTAACTATCAGACTATATGCTTGGATTTAATTGAGGTGCCTGCTATATCAGGTGAGCCTTGTGAAGGTGGTTCTTATCTAAGAAGTAAGGAGAAGATACCTTTCCTAATGAAGATAGGTAATCCTATGGTGTACCCAGTTGATTATTATCAAGGGGAGATTACTTATGTAAGTAGAGAAAGGATGAGATATGTGGGATATAATAAGTGTCTGAAAAATATCATCTATGCTTCTATTGGTCCAGATAATTACCTATACTTTAAGTCTTTCAATCCACAGTACTTGTACCTTGAAAAGGCAAGAATGACAGGTATATTTGAAGACCCACAGGCTGCATCAGAATTGCAGTGTCCTGATGAGAATGGTGATACAGTATGTGATGTATTAGATAAGACTTTCCCTATTGAAGATGCTCTTATACCTCCTATGATTGAACTTGTAGTTAAGGAGTTATTAGGTGCTGAGTACAGACCTAAGGATGAATCCAATGATGCAAAGGATGAGTTGTCAGAAGTAGCAACCAAATAGTGAGTTATGGAGTCTTGTCAAGAAGAGAAGGATAAAGGATTGGTTGATTTCCTAAACTCCATTAAAAAAGTGAATGAGCCAAGAGTTCATAAAGTTAGGGGTTCCTATGGTGTATATGATGCCTATAAGTGGATAAGAAAGAATGGCTGGCTCAATATAGGAAGATGTCTTACAGAACATGAGTTCTATAGTATTATAAGGAAAGTCAATGACTACTTAGCTGATAGTTTCCTTCATGGTAATGATATTAAGTTACCACATAGAATGGGTAGAATAGAGCTAAGGAAATATGATGTGAGAATTAGTTTTGATGGTGAAAAGGTTAAGACTAACCTACCTATAGACTGGGATAAAACTCTTAAATTATGGTATGAAGATAAGGAAGCCTATAAGGAAAAAACACTGGTTAAAGTGGAGGAAAAAGAAATCTTTAAGGTCTACTATAATAAACAATTAGCAGACTATAATAATCAGGTCTTCTATGAATTTAATGTCAATAGAGAACTGAAGAAGAGATTAAAACAAAGAATAAAAGAAGGAAAGATAGATGCTTTCAAGATATAATTATGGTAAAAGAATATAACTACATAAATATAAGAGAAGCTCTAAGTAGAGTACTAAGACATCCTCTTCTTCAAGATGTAACTCTTGAGCAGGCTGTACAATATACCATTGACTTCATTGGTATATTTGGTATGCCAAAGTTATATCAAGATAAGGAAGAGGTTCTTCATATAGAGGACTTTAGAGCTAAGCTTCCTTGTGATTTAATATCTATCAATCAGATTAAAGAGTGTAAAACTGGTGTATGCCTTAGAAGCATGACAGATAATTTCATGCCAAGAGAACACTATGACAGAAGTGCTGGCTATAAGATACCACAAGAGTTGTCCTTCAAAACACAAGGACAAGCACTGTATGTATCCTTCAAGACAGGAGATGTATCAGTGTCCTATAAGGCAATTCCAGTAGATAAGGATGGATTTCCACTACTTATTGATAACCCTGTATTCCTGAAGGCTCTTGAAGCATATATCAAGAGAGAAGCATTTACTATTCTATTTGATATGGGTAAGATTGCACCTGCTGTATTACAGAATGCTCAGCAGCAATATGCTTGGTTGGCTGGTCAATTGCAGAGTGAATTTACTATTCCATCACAGTCTGAGATGGAGAGTATATCAAGAATGTGGAATACACTCATACAAAGGACAAGTGAGTTTAATAATGGATTTTCATCTCTTGGTAATAAGGAATATATTAAACTACAATAACTATGCAGAAACAAGCTATTTTTAAGACAAAGGGAATGCAGAGGGACCTATCATCTTCTGCATTTAACTCTGGATATGCTTATGAAAATAAGAATGTCAGAGTAATGCCAACTGATGAAAGTACTCTGCTTAGTTTGGTAAATGAAAGAGGTAATAAAAAATCAAGTATAGCTGGTATAGGGGATTACATAGAGGGTATTCCTATAGGTCAATCACTTATTAATGATGAGCTTATAATATTCTCTTATGGAGAGAAAACAGAATTACCAGAGGTAGATATTGAAGCAGAAGAATCTACAGTAACTGATATTGTAGCTGAAGAGTCTAATATAGAGATTGAAGTAACTCCACTAGATAAAATATATAAGCTATGGTTTGATAATGGAAACTTAACAGGTAAATTACTATATAAGGGTGACTTAGGGTTTGATTATAAGCACCCTATAGAGTCTATATCATTCTATGAAAACTCTGATATTAGAAAGATTTACTGGACAGATGGATTGAATCAACCAAGAGTTATTAATGTAGCTGCTGCATCTGCTGTAGTAAATAAGTGGAAAGATGACTCTTTTAACTTTGTAAGAACTTTAAAATTAAAGGAAAAAGTTTCTATAGACAGAAATCTAGTAGCCAATGGTGGCTTTTCTCCAGGTGTTATACAATATGTATTCACATACTTTGATAAGTATAGTCAGGAAACTAATATATTCTATGCTTCCCCTCTCTATTACATATCCTATAACAATAGGGGAGCTAGTCCAGAAGATAGTGTAAGTAATAGTTTTAATATCAGTATAGTAAATCCTGATAATTCTTTTGATTATGTCAGAGTTTATTCTATACATAGAAGCAGTATAAATGCTACACCTACAGTTAAGAGAGTAGTAGATTTGGCTATACCTATTTCAGGTACCTATACATATAAGACTACTTCATTGTCTTTTATAGGAAGTCCATACACAATAACTCTTTATAAGAGAAGTGATGGAAGTTCATTGAAATTATCTGAGGTAAGTACTAGTAGTTATATATCTTTGAGTGGAGATACTTATAGTAGAATCACATTCAGTAATGGTGATAGTATAGCATTATCAAGTGGTAAAACATTTATATTATCTTTTCCTGAGGGATATAAAGGTACTGCAAACTATGATGATAATTCTGGGTTCTCTTATTCATCAACTGTTACTAGAAATGTTACATACACAGATAATGGCTCATCAGGAGATTCAATTGACCCTACAGAACTATTGTATGTAGGTGGAGAAGAGGTAGTGTTTGGCACAATGTCTCAGAAGGATAATACATTGTTCCTAGGAGATTTCACATTACAAAGAAAGACTATAGATTCTACTATAAAGAATTTCTTTAAAAGAAAGACTATAACATTCAGTACTTATGTGAAGAGTATTACTCCTCCTGAACCAAGTGGTTATTATCCTTATAATAATCAACTAAAGTTTAACTCTTATCAATTCAAGACATTTAAGTATCTTGAATATTACAGATTTGGCATTCAAGCACAGCACTATACAGGTAAATGGTCAGAGCCTATATGGATAAATGATGTCAAAAATACTGTTCATATAGACACCACTTTCTATAATAATAGCAATATTGGATTGCCAGTAGCAGAATTTACTCTTAACAATTCTGATATAATTAGTAGGTTACTGAATCAGGGATATATTAGAATAAGACCTATGGTAGTATATCCTACTATTAATGATAGAGAGGCAATATGTCAAGGTATATTGTGCCCTACTGTATATAATGTATCTGACAGATATGGTAATTCACCATTTGCACAATCATCTTGGTTTACAAGACCTAATGCCCCATTTGATGAATATAAGGCTTTTCATTATCATCAGAGTAGTGGAAGTGATTGGAGTGGAGATTGGGTAGGACTTGGGCAATACTTAGGGGACCCATCTACACACTCAAGGGCAGGTATTATGTCTAATAACAATACCATAGTTACTTCAAGTGAAGGGCAATATAATATTAACATAGTTAATAAAGGGGCTTGGGCTGAATTTAGACATAACAGGCCTATTCCGAGCAATAATAACAGAAATGCAGAAATCCAATGTATTTGGAATCCTCCTTCTGGTCCTTATGTTGATGATACTGCAACTGACTCAGATGTTGCAAGTTGGGTATCTAACAACACAGAGAATTACTACATTGACCAATCAATATTAACTTTCCACTCGCCTGACATTGAGTTTGATAATGAAGTAAGAAGTATTGATACATCAGGATTGAAGCTGAGGATAGTAGGTATGGTTCCCCTAACTGCATTTGCCTCAGATATTGATATTCAGACTTCTACTCCTGTTAATAACTTCTATGATAGTTCAGAGCTACCTGTTGGATTTTATAAAGAGCCTATAGGTGTAGAAAATGATTTCAGTTCTGAGGAACTTAGAACACATCTTGGCAACTCCCATTTTGGATGGAAAGGGTTAATCTCTGGGGCATTCTGGTTTGATGAATTAACTGCATACAAAAAAGATACAGGTAATACTCATCACTATACTACTGGATTTGTTGTATATCCTTGGCATAGGAATGGTTCCCTTAATAATACTAAGTTTGCTACTGAGGGTTATAGGTCTGCTATGCTTGACAAGAAGAAAATGTCTAATATGAGGTATTCATATAAGTCAGTCTACTTGGATTCAGGTAATATATGGAATGCTTATGAAAGTGGTAGTAGTGCAAGAACTGGTATATCAGGAGTTGCAGTATTTGACTCTAATGAGGTATCACTTATTAGATTACCTGCACAAGAGAACTCAGGTCTTACAGATATTAACTACTATGGTAATGTAGATAAGCTTCTTACTATCTCAAGAATTGGTGATAAGAAAGATGGTTATCCTATTATGACTACTGGTGCTCAAAGTGCAGAAACTGATGCACATAAATTATTTAGTGGTAATTATATGCAGGTAGATAATAGATTTACTGACCAAGTTACAGGTACTGACCCTGTTAGAATCAAGTATAAATCTACTCCTCATGCGGTGTTAGCCTTAAACTATACTACATCAGGTGCTCAGAGGGTATTACCTACTATCAAGGATGGTGATTATAATGATACTTGGTTTGTAAATGCACAAAGCTTAGGTGCTCCAAGTGGGCAACACATGTATTGGGATAAGTCAGGAAGTACCAAGGGTGTATCACAGGACACTATTATTACTGGTGCTCCAAGAGGTCCTATATCTGCTGTATCAAGTATTCAACATGGATGGCTATGGTTAGGAGAATTATATAATGATGATGTACAGAACAGGTTTGGTGGTCAGGCAGAAGAGGCTTTTGAGAATAATGTATGGCTACCTTGTGGAGACCCAATTTCTCTTATAGAGGCTAATAGCAAGGTTAAGAGCAGTATTACTATTAGGTGGGAAGAAGGTGATACCTACTATCAAAGGTATGACCATATTAAAACATATCCATTCACTCTTGAAGACCAGAATGCAGTAACTGATATTGTATCATTCATGTGTGAAACAAGGGTAAATATTGATGGTAGATATGATAGGAACAGAGGACAGACAAGTAACTTCTCAATTACTCCTGAGAATTTTAACTTGATGAATGATGTATATTCCCAGCCTAATAACTTCTTCAATTATAGGACAATCAATCCAAATAAGCTGAACTTGGATAACTTCCATAATTCAATTACTTGGACTAGGACTAAAACTGCTGGAGAGTTAATAGATACTTGGACTAACATCACTCTTGCATCTACCCTTGACCTTGATGGGGATAAGGGAAATGTAAGGGCACTGAGAAGGTTTAATAACAATATACTTGCTTTCCAAGATAGAGGTATTAGCCAAATCCTATATAATGAGAATATGCAGATTTCTTCTACTGATGGAGTCCCTATTGAGATTGCAAACAGTGGAAAGGTTAATGGTAAGAGATATATCTCTGATAGAATAGGATGTACTAATAAATGGTCCATGTGTGAAACATCTAATGGTATTTACTTTATAGATGACATCACAAAAGGTATATTCTTATTTAATGGTCAGTTGGATAATCTATCAGATAGATTAGGTTTCCACTCTTGGATTAACAGAGCCTCTGATAGTATAGATATATGGAACCCAGTAGACTTTGATGGATTTGTTACCTACTATGACAAGGTTAATGGTGATGTATTCTTTATTAGCAAGGATGAGTGTTTAGCATTCTCTGAGCCATTAGGTCAGTTCAGCTCATTCTATAGTTATGAGAAGATGCCTTACTTTACTAATCTTGAAGATAGAGGAATTGCTCTTAATGTTGAAGGTACAGGTACATTGTATAGACCTTGGTTGCATAATGAAGGAGACTATAACATATTCTTTGGAGTATATCAGCCATTCTATACTACTATAATAGCTAACCCAGATATGCCTGTAGACAAGATATTCAATAACCTTGAGTTCAGGTCAGATAGCTGGGACAAGAATGGTAATCTGCTCAATACAACATTTGATACTCTAACTGTATGGAATGAATATCAACAGGGTACTTCTACTCTAAATAATATCTTAGGAAGACCTTCTAACTTAAAGAAGAAGTTTAGAATTTGGAGAGCTGATATACCAAGGGCTAAGGCAAATGGTAGAGATAGAATGAGAAATCCTTGGTTATATATCAAGTTATCTATGGAAGGAGAAAATGTAAATAAGACTATATTGCATGATATGATTGTACATTACTTTGAGTAATAATAGGGGAAGGTAAGTTTATTACTTATCTTCCCTTTACTTTTTGGATAATATCCTTGTATAATTCAAATACTTTGTTTATCTTTGCAAACAAATTAGTATGATATGGCTAAAAGAAAAGTTATAAGAAAGTCTAACAGACCATTTACATACAACCCTCATTACTATGCTTGGGGTGGTGATTTCAAGGCTGCTATGGGTGGCACAGGAGCATTTGACTTAAAGAGTACTTTTAGTGGAGGCAATGTTGCTGGAATGCTAAAGGGAGGCTTGGCAGGTGGCATAGGTAATGCAGTAGGTAATATTGCAGGTGGTGCTATTGGAGGGGGACTTGAGTCAGGTGCAGGTAGTGCAATTAGTAATATTGGAGGTACTATAGGTAGTGCAGTAAGTGCAGTTAATCCTGTACTTGGAGGCATTATATCTGCTGGTTCAGGTATTATTGGAGGTCTTACAAATAGGATGTTTGGCTCCAAGTTAAATAAGGAGAAGATTGCTGAAGTTGAAGGAAGCAACAAAGCTATAAATACTGTTATGGTAGATAGCAGTAGTGCTGATTCAGTTATGGACCAGTGGGCTAATCAGGACTTTGGCAAAGACTTTACTAAATCAGACATTGGTAAAGATGGTTGGTTTAGCAATAAGGCTAAAAACAAATATAAGGAACTAAAGAAGCAACAGGATATTGCAAGAAATAGAGCATTGACTTCTTATGAGAATGCAGCAGATGCAGCAGATACTCAGTCTGACCTTAATGCTATGGCAAGCTTTGCTGCCTTTGGTGGTCCTCTTGGTATATGGGGAGGATATGGAAGTGGAACAATAGGCTATGAGTTAGCTAAAGAGAACTTAGGTATTAAGGCTCTTAATGCTGCAAATAAAGGTAAGCTGACTTCATTACCTAACTCATTTGAATCATCAGAATTGAATACTTTTGCTAAAGGAGGTGAGATACATATCAAGCCTGAGAATAGAGGTAAATTCACCAAGTATTGTGGAGGTAAAGTTACTTCAGAGTGTATTGCAAGGGGTAAAAGAAGCAGTGACCCTGCTGTAAGAAAGAGAGCTACTTTTGCTGCTAATGCAAGGAAGTGGCATCATGCCTTTGGAGGAGATTTACTTACTCATGGTGCTGAGTGGGATAATGGTCTTAGAATAATTGGTAATGGTGGAACCCATGAGGAGAATCCAATGGAAGGTGTACCTATGGGAATGGATGCAGAAGGAACTTCTAACCTTGTAGAGCAAGGAGAGGTAATCTTCAATGACTATGTATTTAGTAACAGAATGTTTGCTGATGGTGGTCTATTAGAGAGTTTCAATCTTCCAAAGTCTTATGATGGCTACTCATTTGCTGCAATAGCAGAGAAGCTGGGAGAGGAGTCTAAGGAGAGACCTAATGACCCAATAAGCAAGAGAGGACTTCTAAGTTCTATGTCCAGACTACAGCAAGCCCAAGAGACTGTAAGGCAACAGAATCAAGTAGGTCAAGAAGGAGTACAATATGCTCATGGTGGTAGAATGGGTACATTATTTGATGGTCTTGGTGATACACCTAACTTCTTAGATGGTGTAGATTATGGAGATTGGCAAGACTATGGTACTCTATTAGAGCCTATCAATGCAGAAGATTTATGGAATGAATCTATGGCAGGTGCTGATGAGGGTGATAAAGGGAATAATAATAGCAAGCTGACTTGGCTAAGATATGCTCCTGTAGTAGGTGCTGCAATAGGATTAGGTCAGAATTTATTCAGTAAACCAGATTATACAAGTGCTGATGCAATACTTGAAGCAGCTAATCAAGCAGGTAATTATACTCCAGTAGGATATACTCCAATAGGTAACTATTTACAATATAGACCTTTTGACAGAAACTTCTATTTGAATAAGCTTAATGCACAAGCAGGTGCTACAAGAAGGGCTATTATGAATACCACAAGTCCTTCAAGAAATGCAGCCTTACTTGCAGCAGACTATAATGCTCAAGGTAGATTAGGAGACCTTGCAAGACAGGCTGAAGAGTATAACTTAGCACAAAGGCAGGCTGTTGAAACCTTTAATAGAGGTACTAACATGGCTAATGCTGAGATGGGACTCAAGGCTGCAATGGCAAATCAAGAAGCTGCATTAAAGGCAAGAAGTTCAAGACTAAGTGGTGTTGCACAGGCTATGGCAGTAAGAGATGCTGTTGATGCAAGAAGAGGTGCAAGTATGAGTGCTAACCTTACTAACTTCTTTAATTCTCTTGGAGATATTGGTAGAGAAGAGTATAGTAGAAACATGATTATGAGTAATCCTGCACTATACTACTCTATTGATAACAAGGGTAATGTTACATATAAGAATGGATATGAAAATCTTAGTGAAGTAGAGAAGAAGGAAGTAAGAGATGCTGCCAATAAAGCTAAGAAAAAGAAAGCTAAGGGTGGTTATTTAACTATTAAGAAGAAGTAATATGGCTAATTATAGTTTAGTAATAAATTCACAATTCAAGCCATTCTCTTACCAAGAGATGCTGGCTCCAACCTTGATGGCTACTCAGGCTCATCAAGAATTGGAGAACCAGTATGGAGAGCTTGCTACTAAGGCAAGTGTATGGGAAGAAATGGCTAATGAGCAGACTGACCCTTATGCTTACAAGATGTACAAGACCTATGCAAATGACCTTGAGGAACAAGCAGGTCAATTAGCAAGAGAAGGACTTAATGCTGCAAGTAGAAGGGATATGCTCAATATGAGAGCAAGATATAGTAAGGAGATAACTCCTATTGAACAAGCCTATACAGCAAGACAGAAACAAGCAGAAGAACAACAAAAAGCACTTCTTCAAGACCCAACATTGATGTTAAGTAGAAGAGCTTCTACTACAAGTCTTGATGACTATATAAGGAATCCTCAATTAGCCTATGAATCATATTCAGGTAAGCTAATTACTGCACAGGCTGCAAGTGCTGCATCTGCATTAGCTAAGGAAATGCAAGAGAAGCCAAGGAAATGGAGAAGCATCTTAGGTAATTCATATTATGAAACTATGATGCAAAAGGGCTTCAGTTCTCAGGCAGTATTACAGGCTATACAGGATAATCCTAATGCTGCTCCTCAACTTACAAGAATTGTTGAAGATGCTATTAACTCAAGTGGAGTTAGGAACTGGGGAGACCAAGCTACTATTGCAAGGGCTATTGACTATGCTAAGCAAGGTCTATGGAGTGCAGTTGGTGAAACTCAATATCAGACTCTTGATAATTGGAGAGCTAAAATGGCTGAACAGGAAGCTATGCAGAAGAGGGTAGAGCAGAGACAAGCAAGGCTTAATAACTTAGCCATCAATCCTCTGAACATCTATAGTAGCAGAGAACTAAGCAAGGAAGAGAAGAAGTACAATGATGATATGAAGAAATACTCTAAGTACTTCTACAAGGAGAATGGTCAGTGGAAGATGAATCAAGAGGGATGGAAAGCTTACAACAGTAAGAAATATATTCCAGGGACAGTATCTCCATCAACAGGTATTCCAGTAACTCAGGGTCAATTTGTTGATTCTGACTTCAAGAGATTTATTGATAGATTAGGGGGTAGAGGTGCTGTAAGTTCTGATAGTTTTGGTCCTAATCAAAGAGTAAATGTTGGAAGATCATGGGGTAAATACGCTGATGACTCTCCAGCAGCAAGAACTACAAGATATGATGCTACAAGGGTTACTGAATATGACTATCCTATTGCAGGTACTCAGCAAGGTGATATGAAGGATGCTATTATGACTGCTGGTAGAGGATTAAGTCTCAAGGAGGTTGATTATGATAGCAAGTCCAAGCAATTCAAGGATACAGGTGAGGAAATCACTATGGAAGACTTGAAGAGTGATAAGTACAAGGTAACTGCTACAAGATTTAGTCCTTATGGTACTACTGTAATGATACAAGATGACAAGGGCAATGTGAGAAGATTCAGAATGCCTGCTGGTATCAATACAACTAATGAACAGAATAGAGATAGGGCAATGGCTGCTGCAAATCAATGGCAGCAAGTAGTTAATACAGGACAATATACTGATGCAAGAGGAAATGTACATCAGGCTACTCCAGATGAAATTACTTATGCACAGCAACAATATGCACAGGCTATACAGCAAGCATACTTATTCCATTCTCAATTAGGAGTACAGAATAAGACAAAAGAACAAGAGTTTAATCCTTATGGATATTAAGATATGGCAAAAGAAACTAAAGTAAAGGATATAGATATTACTAAGAGTGGTCCAATGACTTTCAGAGATTTGCAAGAAGCAAATCAAGAGCCATACACTAACCTTAGTCCTGAGTTTCAGTCATTCAGTATGAATGTAGGAGCAAATACTGCTCCTACTTCACTGTATGATGCAAGGGCACATGGTGAGCAAATGGTTGCAACTTCATTAGAAGGGACTGCTACACCTTGGGGTGAGAGCATGTTTGATGAACCCACTGCAACTGAGGCACAGTTTCAAGAGTTAGGAGATATAAGAGCTAATAACCAACCTTGGTATGCACAGATAGGAGCAGGTCTTGCTAAGGGTGCTATACTTGCAGGTACTACTTTCCTTGATGGTACTGTAGGTTTGATATTTGGAGCTGGCACTGCAATAGGTGAAGGTAGATGGTCTGGTCTTTGGGATAATGACTTCTCTAAAGCTATGCAGTCTGTTAATGAATGGTCTGAGCAAGCATTACCTAACTACTATACAAGAGCAGAACAAGAACAACCTTGGTATGAAAATATCTTCACTGCTAACTTCTTAGGTGATAAGTTTATCAAGAACTTAGGTTTTACAGTAGGTGCTTTCTACAGTGGTGGTGTTACTGCTGCTGGGTTGAAGGTAACTAAGTTACCTCAGCTTATTGGTGCTATTGCCAAGTCTTCAAAGGCTCCAGCAATAGTTAATACTGCTGTAGGTGCTACTATTTCAGCAGTAAATGAGGGTAGAATTGAAGCACTCAATAATAGTAAGGATTGGTTTGAGCTTCATAAAGCACAGCTTGATGACAGTCTAAGGGAAAGGTTAGATGCAATACAGGCTGAATATGAAGCTAATGCAGGAAAGGAGCTTGTAAGAAGTGGTGTAGAAGGCAATCAGTTTGTAGACCCAGCTTATGTAAAATATCAAGATGCTATTGCAAGGGAAAGAGAAGCTTACAATGCAGTACTTGGTAAACTGAATGAGGATAGACTAAAGATGGGTAATGCAGACTTGCTTATGAATATACCTATCCTTACTGCATCTAATATAATCCAATTTGGCAAGTTATATGCTAATGGATTCAAGACTGCAAGAAAGGCTACTAATATAGTAGGTAAGGCAGGAGAATATACTGCTGGTACTACAAGATTAGGTGCTGCTACTGCAATAACAAAGGGTGCATTATCTGAAGGTACTGAGGAAATGGCACAGGGTGCTGCAAGTAGAATAGCAGGTAATTATTACTCTACTGATGTAAATAACTTCTATAAGTCAAAGACTGACCCAGAGGCTGCACAAGAGACTTTGAGTTGGACTAAATCATTTGCTGAGGGAATTAATGAGACAGTAAATGATGGCTCTGTGTGGGAAGAGTTCTTTATTGGTTCTTTGACAGGTGCATTAGGTATGCCAAGATTCAGAAGTGTAAGAAATGCACAAGGTGGTATTCAGTCTCCAATCACTATTGAGGGTGGTGCCATAAATGAATGGAGAGACTATAATGAGAAGATAGCAAGAGAGAATGAGATTGCTAACTACATGAATAGCAGGATAAACTCTCCTGAATTTAAGAACTACTATCAAGGTCTTATCAGACACAATAAGTATCAGAATGATATGAATAGAGCTGCTGAGGAAGGTGATGAGTTCAACTTCAAGAATGCAGAACATGCTCAATTAGTATCTGATATTGCCATGTTTGATAATGCAGGTAGAATGGAAGACCTCACTACCTTAATTAACACAGCATTTGATACATCAGATGAAAATCTTGCCTCTATTGTGGAAAACACTACAACTACTCTTGAAGATGGTTCTAAGGTAGGTCCATTTGTTGATAAGAATGGTAATCCTATGTATGCTACCCCAGAAGGCAAGCAGGAAATGATAGAGAAGTTGCAGCAGAACCATGATGAAATGACCAATACTATCAACAATTATCTGAAGATAAAAGATGAGCTTGATATTAAGACAGGTCAGCAATTATCAGATGACCAGCTTGAAGAATTGACTTGGATGAAGTCTCAGATAGGCAATTGGTCTGAGAGAGCAACAGCCATGTCTGGAGAAGTAAAATCTGCAATAGGCAGTGTATTAGGTAACTTAGATTCATTCCTTAGATTTAATGAGCAGATAAGAGATTTTGAAGGTCAAACTCATGCTGATTTAACTGACAGATACAGACAAGCAGATGAAAATGTAAGAGCTATTCAAGGTGCAATAAATACTCTTAATCTTGTAAGAAGTCAGGATGATAAGACATTGGCTCATACATTGGCAACTAATCCTAAGTTTGTAGATGGTCTTGTTAAGGAGATTAATGAGGTAGATGAGACTGTACTTAGTGCAGATGAGAAAGAAGATATTACAACTAAGCTGAATGATATTGTTAAGTTAGGTAATGCCTCAAAGACATATAATGCAAAGCTGAAAGAGTATCTTGAGAATCCTCAAAAGCAAGTAGAAGACCATGCAAGAGCTGATGAGCAAGCTGCACAACAAGAGACCAAGAGGAAATCTGATAACCTAAAGGTATCTTTGAATGCTGCACAGAATTTACAAGAGTTCAGGGGTATCATAGATACCCAAGATGATATAGAGAATAGGGATAGAGTTCTAAAAGAACTTGAGGATGAAGGTAGTGAGATGGCTAAGAACTACAGAGAAACTTCACAATACAATAATGAGGTAAGAAGAGTTCTTAATGAGTCAGATGCAGAACCACAGGTTAAGCAAGATGCTATGAAGCTCCTTCAAGACCAGTTCAGTAACTCTGAAAACTTTGAACAGTTGGCTAATCCTAATTCAATTTATATCAATAATGAGAATGCCTTTGATAAAGATTCTGAGGGTGATGTTGAGTTGTCTGCAACAAGATTCCAAGAGGCTCAATATGCTTTGCAAAATGCAATGTCTCAGGTAAATAATGACAATAGATTTAAGGATAGATTCTCACCTGAATATAAGAAGCCTGTAGAGAAAAGAGAGGGAACTGTGAGAGGTGATGATAGAAGAGATACTACAGGAGATAGTGGTACATCTACTACTCCTACTGTAACAAGTAGTGAGGATTTGCCTACAACAGAATTACCTGTAGGTAATATAACTGCTGAGATGGTTAATGAGGAGAATAAGAAAGCCAATGAAAGGGTAGAAACTCCACAAAGACTAAGTAGAGATATTCTTAATCAATTCTATAGACCTGCTATACCTGAACTACACATAGAGGCAAGTAAGGAAGGAGACTTTAGACCATTTGATATTGTAGTAAGTGAGAGAGAAAAGAATGTAGACTTCTCTGGCATTTATGGTTATCTAAGAGATAATGGTGCATTTACTTATGTAAATGAGGGTAATCTTAAAGTGGGTGATGAACTTGGATTTATGATTGACCCAGCATTCAATGACCATACAATCTTTATTGTAGATAAGAGAAACAATCAGATTGTAGGTAGTCTTGATGAGTCACAATACTCAGTAGATAGATATGAGGGTCTGGCTGGTCTAGAAGAGAAGATAAGAGGTGAATTCGTTAATAGAGATATTCCTAATACTACAGAATTAGTAGTAAGAGGCTTAATTCCTTTATCTAATACTTTGGATAAAAGTAATTCAGAGAAGGCTAAAAAAGTTAATAGAGAGTTACTAATTAAGAGATTATCTGAATTAACTTCATTATCTAGTGATGACCTAGCTCTAAGAGATGGAAGTAATATTGAGAAAATCTTTAAAGAAGCTAATGCAGAGTACTATTGGAATAATAGAAGTAGTTTTAACTTAGATTACCTAGTTAATTCATTAGCTTTAGCATTAAAGAATAAAGTAGCTAAATCATCAGAAAGATTTATAGCTACTCCTACTACTAGAGTATCACAAGTAATGGTTGGTAAGATACCTTATGGTACAGAAGAAAGAAGCTTAGCTAATATTCCTAATGTATCAGGAGAGGGTAGAGCACCTATATTTGGTATTATTAAGAATGGTACTTTAGCTACTAATGGTAAATTAGATGATAGTCTTGTTATCAAGCCAGTAGATATGAGTCAAAAGGAAGGTAGAATGTACCTACTAATTCCTAATGCTGCTGGTAAATATTCACCTGCTGCTGTAAGGGTTAAGCACTTCAACAATGAAGAGTTCAACCTAAATGACAGTTCAGTAAGTTCTACTCCTGTTGGAGAGGATATAAAGAATGCCATTACTAAGCTATCAACTGCTGCATCACAGGATGATGTATCTGCTGCTATGCAAGACTTAGCACAAGACCTGTATATGCAAGATATTATGGTTACTTGGTTTAGTAGTAGGGCAGGTGATGGTATTGTTATCAGTAAGAAGGTAAGAAAGCCAGATGGTACTTATGAGAAGGTAATCATTAATGGAAAGGAACAAATCAAGGAGGATAAGTATGATGTATATTTCTCTACAAGTAGCAAGAGTGCAGAGATTGGAGGTATAAACTTTGATGCAACTGCTCTTGAAGACTTGGGAGATACAAGTGCATTAGGTACTCCTAAGAATCCTGAGGATATATACAATGAGATACTTGGACACCTTATCAAGTTCAATCTTCCTTTACAGGTCAGCACAAGGAGAATAAATGAAGGTGCATACAATAATAGATTGATAAACTCTAATATCCTTACTTCAAATATTACTGAGGCTTCAGTAAGAAGTAATTGGTTTACAACTGATTACTTTGATAATGAAGGTAATCTTCATCAAGCTATAAGTCCAGCTTCTGTAGCTCCTCAACCTAAGAGGAAAGTAGAAACTCCTGTAGGAGGTACTGAGGGTGCTATTGCAGGCACAAGAATAGTATCTGTATTCTCAAATAAGCCATACTATGTAGACTTAAAGACAAACACTATCAGAGATGACCAAGGCAGGACTGTAGAAGTTACTGACAGTAATAGAATATTGTTTGACTTAGCTTGGGCACAAGATAACTTCGGGGATTCTACTAACTCTTCAATGATGGTAGATAACAAGGTTCTTACTCCTGATGGTAAGGTACTTGACAGGAGTAAGCAGACATATCTTAGTGGTCAGGAAGCACAGGATGTAAAGGATACTATTGCAGGCAGGAAGAAAGAAAGAGAGGACAGGGTTTCCAAGTCTAAGGAGGTTATCAGTGAAATATATGAGAACCAAAAGAGAATAGACAAGACAAGAACTGATGGAGAGTTTTATTATGTACTTGAAGATGATGGTGAATATCACCAATATAGTAGAGTACATAGTAGATTAGGTTCTAATTGGGTAGAATCTCCTAAGCAAACAGAGGCTTTAACACAAGTAAGAACCAAGCTATCACAGTTAGTTGATACTCCTGCTCAATTTGACAATTACTTGAAGTTCCTTGAAAACAAGTATAAGATTAATCTTGATGGTTATCAAGGAAAGACTGATGCTAAGAGTAGAGATACTATTGTGAATATAGTAAGAGATAAGATGTCTGGTACTAATTCACAAAGGGCACTTGATGCTGGTTCAGCAGTAGATAGTATCATCAGACAGTACTTTACTGTAAGGGATGTATCTAAGATAGTGAAATCATCCAATATGTCGGAAAATGCTTTTATAGATTTGATTACTTCCCTTAATAGGATTAAGTCAAACATGGAGCAAATGGGAGAAAGATTCCTTGCTGACAATATTGTATTATTCCAAAAATATCCTGATGGTACAAGAGTTGCAGGTGAAGTTGATATTCTCTCAGTAGACAAGAATGGTAACTTTAGGATATATGATGTAAAGACAAGTAGATACAGCTTCTATGACTTTACAGACAGATATGGTCATAAGGTTAATTACTTTACTACTCCATCTGCTACTCAGAGGATGAGTGCAAAGGATTACTATACTTTACAACTTTCTGCTTACAAGAACTTATTTGAATCTCAGTATGGTGTACCAGTTACTAAGTTGGCTGTAATGCCATTTGTATTGAGTTATGATAAGGAGAATGTATCAGCAGTACAAAGTGAAAAAGGTATTCCTGTTGCATACAATCCTGCTGTTAATGTACCTTTAGCAAGTGCAGTTAAGGTAGATAAATCTACAGAAACTCCTGCTACTCCAGCACAGGCTCAGACAGTATTGCCTATTTTTGAAACCTCATTAGAGACCCAAAATCCTATTGAGGATTTAACACCTGAACACAGTATGAATAATGCTGATGAGGGAGTAGGTTACTTTGAGTTGGATGGCAAATTACATAAGGGATATGTTACACCACTTACTGTAATTGATGGGATTGAAGTTCATATAACTAAAGTTCCTAATATTACAAAGGGATTTGGTAGACAGGGAGAAGCAGCTCATGTAGCTTCAAATAGCTTCTATGCAGTATTCCCTAATGGTAAGACATTCTTATTCTTGAAGAATAATCCTGTGCAGGGGGGTATGACCCAATCACAAGTTGAGGATGCAATTAGGAAAGGACTTGAAGCTAAGCCTCAGAAAGTTAAGGAATTAGCATCAGAAAAGACTATATTGTTTGACCCTGATGCAGTACCTACTGTAAGTGTTGCTCCTATTACTACTGTAGAGACTCCTGCAACTATTAATCAAGGTAATACCCAGACAGGTGCTGCCTATACTGCTCAAAAGGAACAGGCAATAAATGACCATGATGAAGAGTTTGAGGATGAATTTACTTTAAGAAGAGTAGATGACACAGAAGCTACAGTATGGAATCAGGAAAAGGAACTTAATTGGTTAAGTAGAGTACTACCTCAATTGAGTGAGAATGATAAAGTACAAATAGTAAAAGGTCTTATTAAAGTAGGTAGACAAGGTGCTTTAGCTTGGGGTCAGTTTGACAAAGGTGTAATCACATTATCTGACATAGCTGCTGAGGGTACTACATACCATGAAGCATTCCATGCTGTATTTAATCTCCTTCTTGACAATAATGAGAGACAGGCATTATATGATGAAGCAAGAAAGTTATATGGTGAGAAAGATAATCTCTCTCTTGAGGAAGATATGGCAGAAGGATTCAGAGAGTATGTAATGACAAGACAGAATAGGGGCTTAGGTAAGAGAATACTTGATTTCTTCAAAGAACTCTTTGCTAAGGTTACTAACTGGAATAACTTTAGACCTTCCCTGATAGATTACTATAGAAGAATTAATGAAGGTAAGTATGCAGATAGTACATTCAAAGTTCCTACTATCAGTGAATTGAGAGGTGCTACTTCAACTACTACATCATTCAATACTTTAAGTAATTCTATGCAAGAGAATTTATTGAAGAAAGGTTGGACAGCAGAGAAGTTTGATTCAATTTCTCAAGAGGAGAGAGACCAAGCTATCAAGTGTATAGCCTTTTAATCAGTAGGCTGAAATTTTTTATAAAGGGGTCAAGAATAGCCCTATGCTGTAATTAGTATAGGGGTATTT